ATAAGTTTAAGTCTTTCTTTCTCCATAAAAAATTATTACTCTCATATCATTATAGCATAAAAAAAGAGGGTCTTGCAACCCTCAGAAAAGTTAAGTGCGTTAATTATCAACTTTGTGATGCAAACTTACGTTCGATTTTGATACCACGATACATGAGATTGTGGTTACGACTTGCGGTTTGCTCTGCCAACACAGCAGCTTTATATGCTTCTGGGTTGTACTTAATACCACGATAAGTGATAGTAGACATAATTTTACTCCTAAAGTAATTGGATTTTTAAGTCCGTTCCTTTAGTCGTTTGCGTCCCAATAACATTCGGGATTTGACTCCTTCATTGTCTCAACTAACTCAACCCTAAAGTCATTACTAATGTTTTCATTTGTCTGCATTCGCAGTATGATAGCATCAGTTTGCTGACAGGTGAGAGTTGTGTAGAATAATAGTTCTAACATGGGATGAACGGCTCCGTTCCGCGACTTACTTGCGTCAGAGTTTCCTCTGATGAACGATAGGTCCATTATAGACCTTATACTATATTTAGTCAAGAGGTTTCTGAAAATCCCTACAAATCAAAAAATTGCCGGAGATTTTTTCCTGACTTTTTTGGAACTATTTCCGCTTTTTGGTTGGGGGTGTTGGTTCATATCCCCATAGTTTTGGATTGGTTCTCCCCATACCAAAACCAATACCCTTTAAATTCTCACGGAACTTATCCCAGTACATGTTAAAGATACGAACTTCTTTTTGACTACGAGTCAAATCATATCTCGTTTCTCCATCAACCACATAGGTGATTATCATGGCATCATAAGGACAATCTTTAGTGGATACTTGTTCCCAAGTTCCATTCTCTATCAGTATATCACATCCATATACGGATTTAGAATTTTCTTTTTCTGATGGTGTCCATGAGGTCATAGACTGTTCCTCTTCTGTTTTAGTGGGAGCATCTCCCAATTGATTTGCCATAATTATGAACGATTTCCCCAAGTAATGTCTGGATATGCTTCACTTACAATTTCTTTTGTAATCTTATATCTATCTGAAAGATTTTTATCCTTACACAGACAAACAACTTCTGCCTCTAATGGATGAAGTCCCTCAAGAATATTAATGAACATCGTTTCACGACGAACACCACTCATACTATCATTACCACCCTTAATGAAGTGATAGAAGTTTTTAAACTCTCTACGAATTGTAGTATGTCCGTTCTTATCACTCGAACCCATTGAGAATGAGTCGGTTTCGTGCATTCTACGAACTTCTTCTGAGATTTTAGTGCTCAAAGTTCCATTTGATGATGCCTGATCCTCAAATCCAGAATATGGAACCTCACCCTCAGGAAGCATAGAAATTATACTTTCATCAAAGTTCCAAATTAATGTTGCCTTCAAGGAAACGTGCTCATACTTCTTCAGAACTTCAATCTTCTTTGCCTTACTTCTCTGTTTGGAAACAAGATCCAAAACCTCAAAAACAAATGGATTTTTTGGAAGTTCTAATGATACTGCCTTAGTCGTTGTCGTTTTCTTCTTCGTTGCTGTCGTCATAGTTTTCAAAATTAAATGCGATTACTTCATCTGGAATTAGATTTCCTTGCTCATCAAACATTTCGGGATGATATCTTGGTGCCTCCCGATAGTTCATCATGTATTCTCTAGCAGTCCAACCAATCATTAGTCCCACCATAAGAAATAAAACAATTAGAAATGAACCAAATACTAAACTAGTTGCTAACATTTTTCTTACTCCGGGAGATTACTTCTCTTTTTCTTGTACTAATAGAAAATTCGAAATAGATAGTTACTTCCCGTCTCAGAAAGCAGACCATCTTTTCAAAGATAATGTGAAATGGTTGTGTCTGCTTTCTTTTCCCTCCATTAAGTAAAAATTCAATACCACGATTTCTGTGGTCTTCATTTTTATTTATGTTAAGACTTGATGACTTGATGTTCTCTGAGGAATTTGATTGTGTCAACACACCCTCCTAATGTTTTATCATCACATACTACCTGTGGAAAAGTAGAACCTTCACCAAATTTAGCATAGAATTCTTCTCGTGTAAAGTCCTCTTCAAGTTTATAAGATACAAAATTTGTACCAGTTAATTCTAATACTTGTTTAACCTTATAACAATAGGGACAATTTTCTTTTGAGTAAATGATAAAATTCATGATATTTTTTTCATTTTAAATATTATACCATAAAAAGAGAAATAAATAATAGTAAGAACAGATTTTGTGATGAGCAGTTTTTCCGATAAAGGTTGGTACTATCTACCAGAAATTATTACCAAAGAAGAAGCAATAAGAATTAAGTATCAAAATATTTGTGGTGCTATAAGTGATTTAGGATCTCTTGAGGGGCACTGGGATAAAGAAAGAGGAAGAGTATTAACTTGTTATGCTCCATCATCATCAGCATTTGTAGTTCATAGAGTGAAACCAATTCTTGAAGAAGTATTAGGGGAAGAACTCATTCCTTCTTACTGGTTCACGACAACTTATCATAATAAAGGATGGATGAATTGTCATACTGATAGACCTTCTTGTGAGGTATCAGTTACTATGAATATTTCTGGTGATGCAAAATGGCCTATCAAACTTAAAGATCTTACGGGAAAACGCAGAGAAGTCGTGACTCCTGCGGGTGATGGTCTTGCATACTTAGGAACAATTGTTCCCCATTGGAGAAGTCCATTAAGAACTCATAAGAATGATAGTTTTATGCAATTGTTCCTACATTATGTAAGAAAGAATGGTCCTTATGCCGAATATGCATATGATAAGAGCCAAAAGTGTTACGACTTACTCAACTCCTAAATCATCTTCCGGTGATGGTAATGCAGGAAGAGTATCATTAATCAATACAATAGATCTTAATTTTTGCGAATAGTCTTTAGTGATATTTGCATCAACTTCAACTGAAGATGGAGAAGCAGGAAAAACATCTGTTGTAATTCCGACAGATGGTAAATCTCTTAGAGTAGTTCTCCAATTCTTAAACTCATCTGATAAATTACTCCCACTCTCTGTTGTTTTTGTAACAATCCAATCAGTCTCTTTCAAAACTTCATCTCTAATTATTCTTATTTCACCATATCTTTTTTCAGTTTGTCGGGCATCGTAATTAGAAATCTCAGTGTCCCATTCCTCTTGAGTTAATATTGTAAGACCATCACTTTCTACAATAGCATATGCTTCTCTATAAGTCACATCATGCAAAGTTACTGTGGTTGTTTCACCTGTTGGTTCTCCAGTTTCTTCGTTTATAACAGATTCTTCAACCTGCCTTTCTGTAGAACTTACTACTGTAATATTTGAATCATTTTGATATTCGGTCAAGACACTTGGAGTTACAGTTTTCGAATACTCAAAATACTCTGGAACTTTTGATAAACAAATATGATCTCCATTCACATCAGTTAAACGATAAACAACTTCCAAATTTTTTAATTTTGGAAACACATATCCCCTAATTTTACCTTTTATCCATTCTCCAGTATCTCTATCCACTAAAAAGTGTTTAATTAATTGAGACATTTTTTATCAGTACACATTTATATTATATTTATCTTCTATCTCTTTATCAATCTCTGCTTTCGTAGGCATACCTTGAACAGTCATCCAATTTACCATTGCATAACGAGTTCCTGAAATTACTGGTTCTACTTTATGGAGATAAAACTGTGAAGATGGAAAGGCAACTAGTAAACCTGGTTCTGGTTTAATACGAACTCTGAGATCTGGAAATACAAATTCTCCACCTTCAAAATCATCATTCAGAAAAAGAATTGTTGATAAGTCTCTGTCTACAGACTTTTTCCAGATAATAGATCCATCAGGGTTTTTCCATCTTGATACCGCATCATAATGAGATTTATAGTGTCCTCCTGGTTCATATATGAGTAACTGAGGAGACTCACTATCTTTTATTTTAAATTCATAAAATGGATTGATTACGTGATGAACAATATTATTATAAAGTTCTTTAATCTCTCCTATAATTTTTGAAGTATCAGAGCAATCTACATTTCTTACACTCAAATCAATCTTTGATGGATGATCTTCTTTGTTTTGATTTGCTTTCTCTCCATCAAATACACCCATTTTATCTTTGGGTGCATTTTTTGCATGATTAACTAAAAAATCAATTCCTTCTTTCGATACAACTTTTGGTTGTATCAATACATTTCTAAGTATATCATTCATATCATAATAATATAAGTATTTCTATTTAGTTTTAGTTTGAGACTGCTGCCATAGCTTCTCTTGCTGCCGGTAAATTATTTCCTGGTAATGACATAGTTTCACTAGAAAAATCAAGACGTTCTACTGTGTCAAAAGAGACAGGGCTTGGGCTTGGAGGTGGTCCATCTCCACCAGCAAAGTAACCATAAGAATTACTTTCGGTTCCTGTCATTGCAGATTTTTGTTGAGATAGTAGAAGATTATTTGGTGCAGAGAAAGTATGATTCGAAAAATCAAGTCGTCGTGTTCTGTTAGTAAAATTGGGACCATTATCACCTCCACCAATGTAACCATAAGAATTACTTGAGAATGCTGCTAAATTACCTCTTCCATAAGGCATAGTATTACCTGGTGCTGATGTAGTCTCATTCGAAAAATCAAGACGGTCTACTGTTGCGAAACTATATTGACCACCAGCAAAGTATCCATAAGAATTACTTTCGGTTGCTGCTAAAGCCTTTCTTGCTTGGGATAGATTTTTACCTGGTAACGAGAAAGTTTCACTAGAAAAATCAAGACGTGTTACAAAGCCTGTAGTAGGTCCACCAAAACTTCCACCACCAAAGTAACCATAAGAACTATTTGAGACTGTTGATGATAAAGTTAAAATTTCTGGTAGATTATTTCCTGGTAATAATAAAGTCTCATTAGAGAAATCAAGACGGTCTACTGTACAATAGGAGGTGATAGGTGGAGAACTAGAACCACCACAAAAGTAACCATAATAATTATTTGAAACAGATGATAATCTATATCTTGCTTGAGATAGATTATTACCTGGTAACGAGAAAGTTTCACTAGAGAAATCAAGACGATTTATTGTGTTAAACTCAACATTATCTCCTGCTGGTGGACCAGTATCAATCAGTCCACCAGCAATGTAACCATAAGTTTTTGAACCACTTATTCGGTATGATGCTCCTCCGGATACTCCTGCTAATTGACCTCTTGCTTGAGTTAGTTCATTACCTGGTGCCGATGTAGTCTCATTCGAAAAATCAATACGATCTATTGTGGAAACATAAGGTGGAGCATTGCCACCACCAAAGTAACCATAAGAACTACTTGAGACTGCTGATAACCCAGATCTTCCTGGAGATAAACCATTCCCTGCTCCAAAAGGTGTTGACGTTGTTTCATTAGAGAAATCAATACGGTCTATTGTGTCTACTGGTGTGGCGCCAGTGTAACCACCACCAAAGTAACCATAAGAATTACTTTCGGTTGCTGCAAAATTATTTCTTGCTTGAGATAAACCATTCCCTGCTCCAAAAGGTGTTGACATAGTTTCACTAGAGAAATCAAGACGGTCTATTGTACAGACTCTAGTGGATGGTGGTGAGAAATATCCACCACCAAAGTAACCATAAGAACTACTTGAAGTTGCTGCTAAACTTTGCCTTCCTTGAGATATATTATTACCTGGTGCCGATATAGTTTCATTCGAAAAATCAATACGGTCTATTGTGGCAAGGTAGCTTGAACCATCATAACCACCACCAAAGTAACCATAAGAATTACTTGAAACTGCTGCTAAACCTTTTCTTCCAACAGGAAAACTATCTGGAGTCATACCTGGAGTCGAAAGAGTTTCACTAAAGAAATCAATGCGGTCTATTGTGGCAAGGTAGAATGGATCATCATAACCACCACCAAAGTAACCATAAGAACTACTTGAGAC